TACCGAGGCGAGCCGTTTGGAAATGAGGAAGACGGGCGCAGCCAAGTTGTATCAATGGACGTGCGAGACACCGTGCAGGCGATTATGCCGTCGCTTATGCGTATTTTTCATGGCAGCGACCAGACCGTGGAATATGTGCCGCAAGGCCCAGAGGACGTCGCCGCAGCCAAGCAGGCTACCGATTACGCTAATTACATCATAAACCGAGACAACAACGGCTTCCTAGAGATGCACTCCGCCTTCATGGATGCGCTTGTGCGTAAGGTCGGCATACTGAAGGTGTACTGGGACGACCAGACGAAATATGAGACAGTGTCCTACTCTGGCCTCGACGACGCAGCCCTCGCGGCGCTAATGTCAGATCCAAAGGTCGAAGTCGAGATCGTGGCATCCGAGCCTATGGGCGAGCCGATGCAAGATCCGCTCACCGGTGAGGAGATGCCTGCACCGATGATGCACGCCGTCAGGGCGACATACGTACACCCAGATGGCCGCGTAAAACTAGAGGCTGTGCCTCCGGAAGAGTACCTAATCTCCCGTGAAAGTAAGTCGGTTGAGCAAGCCGATTACACAGCCCACCGGCGTATCGTAACCGTGTCTGAGCTTGTGGCAATGGGATACGACTACGACGAGGTATCCGAGCTCGGCGCGTCATACGATGACATGGATACTAATGTAGAGCGGTACACGCGGAACAAGGCGCTGACAAACGAGATGAACGAGCGCCACGACCCTGCGATGAAAAAGGTTCTATACGTCGAAAACTATATCAAAGTTGACTACGACGGCGACGGCATTGCCGAGCTGCGTAAAGTTTGCACAGCAGGCGACGGTAACAAAATCTTAATGAACGAGCCATGCGACATGGCTCCGTTTGCGACGCTATGCCCAGATCCGGAGCCACACGACTTCTTTGGTATGTCGGTCGCCGACACGGTGATGGATATACAGAGAATCAAGTCATCTATTATGCGGAACACACTTGACAGCTTGAGCATGTCGATCCACCCACGGGTTGCAGTTGTCGAGGGCATGGTGAACATCGACGACGTCATGTCCACCGAGGTTGGCGCAATAATCAGACAGCGTGCAGCCGGTCAGGTGCAGTCTATGGCTATGCCGTTTGTCGGTCAAGCCGCCTTCCCCGTATTGCAATACATGGACGAGGTCAAAGAGGCTCGCACTGGCATATCCAAGGCATCCGCAGGCTTAGATGCCGGCGCACTACAATCTAGCACTGCAACAGCCGTAGCGGCCACCGTGAGCGCCGCACAACAACATATCGAGATGATTGCGCGTGTCTTTGCCGAGACGGGCGTAAAGCGCATGTATGAGCTTGTGCTTCATCTGGTAACGACCCACCAAGACCGCGAGCGCATGATTAGACTTAATAACAATTTTGTGCCGATAGATCCGCGTGTGTGGAATAGTGACATGGATGTCACAGTCAACGTAGCCCTCGGACGCGGTTCAGATACCGAGCGTATGCTGATGCTACGTCAGATCGCTGAAATGCAGAAAGATGCTATGCAGACGATGGGGCCAGTTAACCCACTTACAGATATGCAGAAACTGTCTAACACATTGAAATCTATGACAGAAATAGCAGGGTTTAAAGACACCTCTCAGTTCTGGGGTGATCCATCGCAGTTCCAACCACCGCCTCAAGATAAAAAGCCAGATATTAACGAGCAGCTTATCCAAGTGCAGATACAGCAAATACAAGCGGATATTCAGAAGAAAGCTGCCGAGCTGCAAATGGAGCGTGAGAAGTTTAGGCTTGAGGATGACCGCAAGCGTGACGAGCTAGAGGCAGAACTATTTGTGAAGGCTGAAGAAATGAAAGCCAAGTACGGCACGCAGCTCAACGTCGAACAGATCAGATCCGATCTGGCGATTAATCGGGAAGTTATGAAGGCGCAAGCCGACGTAATAAAAGAGGCTGCGCGTGAAGACTAAACAGCAAATCATAGATGACGGTAGGGAGGCGGAGCGCCTCCTTTCCGACACAGATCTCAAAAGATTTTTAAATGAGATCGAGCAGGATTGTTGGTTTGAGTTCAAGTTAACTGAGACCAGTGATAGTGATAGCCGCGAGGCTATTTACATGAAATTACGCGGCGTCGAAATGGTTCGCCAATCGCTGCGTGCAATGGTAGATAACGGGGCTATTGAAATTAAAACAAAATAAGCCCATAATATGGAGTTAATGAGATGGCAGAAAACAGCAACCCATTAGGGACTGACCTGTACAGTGCTCAAAATGCAATCAGAGCCATGCTTGCGCCCGAAGAGGATAACGCTGCGGCAACTGATGCGCTTGAGGCCGAAACCACTGAAGAAGTAGTGGAGGAGGCTGAAGCCTCTGAGGAGATGGAGGCAACTGAAGAAGTAGATAATTCAGTTGTCGAAGGATCTGAGGAGGAGCTCGAAGTCGAGGAAGATGCAGGAAGTTCGGAAGACGAATCCTTCGATATACTAGGGGCCATAGTAGAGGTCGATGGTGAAGAGATAACCGTTGAAGAGCTGAAAGCAGCTAATCTAAGGCAGAGAGATTACACACGTAAGACGCAGGAATTGGCAGAACAGCGTAAAACGCTAGAAGCGCAATACTCCGAAATCGAGCGTGAACGTGCACAATATGCTCAGATGTTGCCTGCTTTGCAGCAACGGCTTGAGCAGAAGGAGCAGGAGCCAGATTGGGATACACTGTACGACACAGACCCCACGATGGCAGCGAAGGCAGAACGTCAGTGGCGGAAGCAGCAAGACGAGCGCGAAGCTCAGATGCAGGCCGTCCAAGCCGAGCAACAGCGATTGCAGGCGTTGCAACAACAAAAGGTGCAACAAATGCAGGAGCAGTACGTTTCTCAGCAACGCGAAATACTGCCGGAAGTCATACCCGAGTGGCGCGACAGTAAAGTTGCGGCGCAGGAAGCAACCCAGATACGGGACTTTCTACTTGGCGAAGGATTTACCGAGCAGGACATTGGCGGTTTGACAAATGCCACGCTTGTGAAGTTAGCGAGGAAAGCCATGCTATATGATCGAGGAGAAACGCGAGTTACTGCGGCAAAGGCCAAGCCGAAAAAAGCACGCGCCAAGACATTAAGAAGCGGCTCCAAAGCGTCACAGCCGAGACCTAAGTCAGATGCACAAAAAGCGATTCAGAACGCAAAACAATCCGGTCGTGTCCAAGACGCGGCTCAAGCAATCAAAGCCTTACTATAGGAGATTTATAAATGGCTATTGTAACTAACACGTTCACGTCCTTTGATGCCAAAGGTATTCGTGAATCACTAGCTGATATTATCAGCTCAATTTCACCTGAACAGGTTCCATTTCAAAGTAACGTTGGATCTGAAAACGTATCCAATACTTATTTCGAGTGGCAAACCGATTCTTTAGCGGCAACAAGCAAAACCGCACAAATCGATGGGGACGACGTAGGATCTTTTGATGCTGCGGCAGCAACCACTCGAGTTGGTAACTATACGCACATTTTGCGTCGCACAACTATTGTCGCTGACAACCTATCAGCGCAAGATTTGGCCGGCCGGAATGATGAGTTAAGTTATCAATTGGCTAAGCGCGGCAAGGAATTACGCCGTGACATCGAAGCAGTTTTAACCGACAATAATTCTCAGGTTTCCGGCAATAGCTCAACCGCACGGGAAACCGGTGGATTGGGTTCTTGGATTGCTACCAACGATGTATTTGCAAGCGACGGTGGATCACCAACTGGTGACGGTACTGATGCTCGTACAGATGGTACGCAAGCTGCATTTACCGAGGCAATGCTTAAAGACGCAATGCAGTCTGCATATACAGCCGGTGGCGAGCCAAGCATCTTGATGGTTGGACCGCATAACAAGACCGTTGTATCAGGCTTTGCAGGTATCGCTGCACAGCGTTACATGGCCCCAAGCGACAGCCCAACAACAATTGTTGGAACGGCTGACGTGTATATGTCAGACTTCGGCACTCTAAACGTGGTTGCAAACCGCTTTAGTAGAGATCGTGATGCGTTTATGCTCGACCCAGAGTACGCATCAGTATGCTACCTACGTCCGATCCAACAAGTAGAACTGGCAAAAACTGGTGACGCTGAAAAGCGTATGATCCTTGCTGAGTTCGGCTTGAAGGTTCTGAACGAGGGCGCACACGCAGGTGTCTTCGACCTAGCAACATCATAATACAGTCGGGGCGGCTTCGGTCGCCCCACTTACTTGGAGTTACAGATGAAGCGTATATTTGACCAAGACCCGACAACTGGAATAACCAAATATTGGCATGTTACCGATAAAGGCGAGTATGTTGTTGAGACACAGCAAGACGTCTCCGCAATCGCCGAAAGAAATAAAAACGAATACAAAGAGACGCCGAATAGATACAGGGACGTCAATAAGGTGGCGTCGTTACCTCTTTCAGTGTACTATGAGCTGAAACGCCAAGGGATTGCAGACGACCCAAAGGCGATGCGTAAGTGGTTAAACGATGGCAACAACCGAGTATTTAGGACAAGGGCCGGCACATTATGAGCATTACAACCTACTCTGAGCTCAAGACATCTATAGCCAACTGGCTAAACAGAGATGACTTAACAAGCGTAATACCTGATTTTATTACTATGACTGAATCAGATCTAAACAGAAAGCTGCGTCATTATAAAATGGTGGAAAGAGTAGATGCCACGTTAGATAGTCGTTATGTGCAGCTTCCGCCAAACTGGGTTGAGACGATGCGCTTTGCGATTACGTCTGGAACAACTTTTAGGCTCGAAGCCATAAGCGTTGATGACATGTTGCAGTATCGGGAAGAAAATAACGATAATGCAGGTCGCCCTAAATACTACACCCACATTGGAGAAGCTATAGAGGTATTCCCAACCCCAGATGCGGAATACACTATGCAGCTTACATTTTACGAAGAAATACCATCTTTAAGCGATAGTACGACGTATAACTGGCTATTGCAGGATTCGCCGGACGTTTATCTGTACGGCAGCCTACTACATGCAGCCCCGTATTTACTTGATGATTCTAGAACGCAAGTATGGACGGCGCTATACCAAAATGCGCTAGGATCTCTACAAAAGTCTTCAGATGATACTAGGTTCGCAGTAACTGCACCGCGTATGCGTATTACTAGCTATTCGTGAATAAATGGTGTATCTTTTAGGCAGATTGAGCAACGGAGTAAATAATGTCTTTTACCAATACTTATGAAACGCACGTATTAAATTACGTATTCACAGCAACTAGCGTAACCCGACCAACCGCTTGGTATATCGGGCTGTTTACCGCAGATCCAACTGACACTGGGTCAACTTCAAATGAGATCTCAGGCAATGGCTACGCAAGAACGTCTGTATCATTTTCAGTGTCTAACGACTTGGCAACTAACTCGGCGGCGGTTGAATTTCCTGCGGCGTCAGGGGGTAACTGGGGTACAATCACACATATTGGCGTGATGACGGCTTCCAGTGGAGGCGACATGATCGTACATAGCGCCTTAACAGTGTCCAAAGCCATTAATGATGGCGACGTATTCAGAATACCAACGGGTGATCTAGACATCACACTAGCCTAATGACTGTTTATCGCGCTAATTACGGCGACGCTCTTTATGGACAAGATACATACGGGTTATCAGGCTCTATAACAGATGCGTCAGCTACAATTACTCCGAGCTGCTCAGTATCAGTTAGCGCGGTAAAAGTATTCGAGGGCGCCACATCTGCATCACTTTCATGTAGTGTGGCGTCTTTACTTCAGCAAGTTAAGGATGCAGCATCTGCGGCTTCAGCGTCATGCAGCGTAACAGCAACTGCCGATGTAATTATAAATGTCGCGGCGTCTACAAGCTCGGCTGCGTCAGTTACTAGTGCGGCTATAAAAGTTAGAAATGCTGCGGCAGCAATTTCTCTGCAAAATGCAGTAGTAACGGCGGCAGTTGAATACCCAGAAACTGAGGGATTTAGGGCAGGCTACGGGCTCGGCACATACGGATCTTTTGTTTATGGCGAAAACTATTCAGTAGAAGAGGCGGCAGCAAGTATAACGCCGGCGTGCTCAGTTTCTGTTAGCGGCGTTGCCGTTAGAAACGTAGCAGCCTCGATAACGCCTAGCGCATCGTTTGTTTCTAATGGAGTTATTGATGTTGTAGGGCAGTCAAATGTGGGGCTATCATCTAGCGTAAATATAAGCTATAATCGCGTCAGACTGATGGCGGCAAGTTTAAATGCAGCCTCAACAATTACAACAGTAGCGAGGTACAAGTGGCTAGATGCAACTGATCCGACCACCGTGTGGACAGACACAACAGAAGCTAGTACAACTTGGACAGACGCAGATTATTTAGAGAGGGCTGCATAAATGCCGGCATCAACAACTAATTATTCTTGGAACTTACCCACCGTTGGCGGAGACGAAGACGCATGGGGTGGTTTTTTAAATACAAATTGGACGAATTTGGACACGCTTTTAGGGGGTGTAACAAATACTGAGTTTGAAATTTTAGATGGCGCAACAGTGTCTACTGCTGAATTTAATTATTTAGTTGGCACAACTAGCGCAATACAAACTCAGTTAAACGCTAAAGCATCAACTGGTAAGGCGATTGCTATGGCAATGGTGTTTGGATAATATAGGAGTTTTTCAATGGCAAATCCAAATGTAGTCGCAGTAAGCAGTATTTATGCTAATACAGCCTTAGATGCTGATGTTGCTGCAAGTGCGGTTAGTTTATTAACCGCTGCATCAAATAAGTTATTAAAGATAAATTCATTAATTATAGCCAACATAGATGGCACTAATTCGGCTGATATATCTGTGTGGATCACACGATCTGGCGCAGATTATTATATAGCAAAAACTATTACAGTTTCGGCTGACAGTACACTTGTTCCTATTGATAAGAACATGGGGCTGTACTTAGTTGAAGGTGACATACTGAAGATACAAGCAAGTGCAGCAGGGGATCTATCCGCTGTTTGTTCATATGAAGAGATTGATGACGCTTAATAGAAAGTAGCTTAATGAAATCTTTCGGTAATATTGGAAAAGATGGTCAGGTCAGAGCAGTCGCTTCTGGTGCCTTGACTGATGGGACTTCTGTTATTGTTAATGCTGATGGAACTGCGAGTGTTGTTGTAGAAACGTCACAAACTCAAGCGGCAGGGACAGCAACCGTTTTTGAGTCACCTGCCAGTGGTGCTCTTTTTGTTATGGATGCGGTTTATGACAGCACTAATAACAAAGTGGTGGTTGTTTACAAAGACGGAAATAACAGTAGCTATGGTACAGCAGTGGTTGGAACAGTATCAGGAACTTCCATAAGCTTTGGCTCTCCTGTTGTTTTTAGGTCTGCCCTTTTATATTCGGGAAGTAATGAAACGACACACGCCACTCATATTGGCGGTAAAATTGTGATTTGTTACGCAGATAGCGGAAACAGCGGTCACGGTTATGCTATTGTTGGAACTGTGTCTGGGACATCAATTTCATTTGGAACTCAAGTTGTATTTAACTCTGCGGCTACTTTTGAAGGGGCAGTAGTTTGCACAGATACTACTAATAACAAAGTTATTGTAGCTTATCGTGATGAAGGTAATAGTAATTATGGTACGGCTAAAGTTGGATCTGTGTCTGGGACTAGCATCTCGTTTGGAAGCGCCACTATTTTTAGAAGTGCTACGGTACAAGCTCTTAGCATAGGCTTTAATCCAAGCGCAGGGGTAGCAGTAGTTGGTTATAGACAGCCACCTTACGGAGGTGCTGATGCAAATGTTTTAACCGTCTCTGGAACAAGTATTTCTGCAGGAAGTAAATCTACTTTTAATGCAGGTTCTACTACTAACATCAATATATTATATGACAGCAACGCACAAAAAACTGTTATAATTTATGTTGACAATAATAACTCTAACAAAGGTACTGGAATAGTCGGAACAATCAGCGGAACAGATATAACCTTTGGCAGTGAAGTTATTTTTAATGATGCAATTACGTCTCAACTGGGTGCTACTTTTGACAGCAATATAAATAAAGTTGTAATTGCTTACGCTGACAGTAATTCGCAGAGTAACTTTACTACTGGAATAGTCAGTGGAACTTCCATAACTTTTGGTCAGACAGAGACACAATTTTATAATGATGGCTCTGGAAATATTCATTTTTATGCTCGTCTGTGTTTTGATACCTCTACTAATAAATGTATTATAGCATTTAGAGATGACGGGGGTACTGGCTACGGCGCTGTTCTTACGGCAGGGGCAACTAGCACCAACCTCACCTCAGAAAACTTTATAGGCTTCTCAGACGGTGCATATGCAAACACACAGAGTGCCGCAATAAACACAACAAACACAATTGACAGAAATCAAAGCGGTTTAACCGCAGGACAAACATATTTTGTGCAAGGTGATGGCACATTAGGATTAACAGCGGCTTCTCCCTCAGTAACAGCAGGGACTGCTATATCAGCTACGGAACTAATAGTGAAAGGTTAAAGAATGAAAACTATCGTAGAAACATCAACTAAGTTAAGCAAGTATCTACTTGCGGATGACGTAACAATTACAGCGACAGCAGATAATATTACAGTAGGTGATCCGGCTCAGTTTATTATCGCTGATCTTAATAGCACCACAGTTACAATCACTGACAATGTAACCAACGCACCAGAAGATTGGGTGGGCAACAAGTATAAGTTAGATGGTACAACGTGGTCAGCTAATCCTGATTGGGTAGACCCAGACGCTGAAGAGGGTGGGGAGTAAAACATCATGCGTATCATTGGTAATGATCCAAGCGTACCAAGACAAGAACACGCTGTAGCTAGTGGTACGCTAACGGATGGTACTCCTGTTGTTGTGAACGCTGACGGGACGGTTAGTGTTGTTGCTGCGACAACCATAACAAAAGCTTACGGATCTACCGTTACATTTACTACTAGCAACACAAATTATCAACGTGTTGCATATGATTCAAGCAACAACAAAATAGTTATTGCTTATGATGATGACTCTGACAACACAGGGAAAGCTGTAATAGGAACGGTAGATGCAGCCAACAACTCAATATCTTTTGGAACTCCTGTTACATTTAATAACGGAGAAACTCAATGGATAGATATTGTTTTTGATTCAAATGCTAATAAAATTGTAATAGGTTATGGAGACCCAGCAAATTCTAATTATGGGGCAGCTATAGTAGGGACTGTAAGCGGAACTTCTATTTCCTTTGGAACTGAAGTTGTTTTTAGTTCATATTATGTTCAAGCTATTCATATGACTTTTGATTCAACCGCTAATAAAATTGTTTTTGCTCATTATGACACTGTTTCAGATACTGGAAAAGCCATCGTTGGAACAGTAAGCGGAACTTCTATAAGTTTTGGTTCAGCCGCTGTTTTTTCAAGTGGCAACACATATACAGAAATGGACTGTGTATATGATGCTAATGCAAACAAAACTGTTATTATATTTGCAGATTACGATGACTCAGTTAAAGGAAAAGCTGTAGTAGGAACAGTTAGTGGAACATCTATAAGTTTTGGATCGGCTGTTGTTTTTAATACCTCACAGACAAGTTACCCAACAATAATATATAACTCTGTAGATAATAACGTTATTTTAGCATATCGCACCACTTATAGTTCTGGAGCTAGGGCTATAGTGGGTACTGTTTCGGGTACTTCTATAAGTTTTGGAACTGAATCTACTGTGGCAAGTACTTCAGGTCTTTTGTATATAGCACTTGGTCATAATCCACAGACAAACACAATAGCCTTGGAATATGGAGATACAGGCAACTCAAACTACGGCACAATTTTTGAAGGAACTATATCTGGAACTACAATTTCTTTTGATTCTGGGACTGTTTTTCAATCGTCTAGAACCCAATGGTCAGATATGGTTTATGACTCTTCAGCGGATAGACTTGTTTTAACTTATGAAAATCAACCTAATGGACATGGTAAATCAATGGTTATTAAAACAGGTGGCGTAACAAACAACATCACCTCAGAAAACTATATCGGCATAGCTCGTTCTGGCGCAGCTTCTGGTGCAGGGGCTATCATAGATACGCAAGGTGCAATAGCTGACAACCTCTCAGGACTAACGGCAGGGCAAAGCTACTACGTTCAGAATGATGGTACATTAGGCACAACAGCGGCTGATCCTAGCGTCTTTGCAGGGACGGCTGTATCGGCAACTAAACTTATCGTGAAGGGGTAACTATGTTAAAACGTATAGGGGCTGAAGAGAGTGGTGAGTTTAAAGCGGTAGCCAGTGGCACAT